CCCAGACGATCTTGTGCGGCACCTGCGCCCAGGCCCATTCCTCGATCGCCGCGCCGTCGAACAGATGCGCGGCCATGACGGAGAGATCGACGCCGGTCCAGCCGTCCTTCTCGAACTGGTAGCGCAGGTCGCGCACGATGGAGCCCTTCTCCTGCACGAACAGGATCGAGTCGTTGATCACGATCGGCGGCACGTGGTTGGCGCCGGCGTAGCTCTGCGCGCGCAGATTGGTGTTGGCCGGCGTCAGCACGTCGGCCTGCGCACCGGGCCAGCACATCCATTCGGCCCCCGAGGTGAAGACGATCAGCGCGCCCATGCTGATCAGATGGCGGATGGCGTTGACCTGGCGCGAGGCGATGGTGCGGGTGATCGCATCGTCGTCCTGCGTCGGCGTCGAGACGTTCATGTTCTTGTAGGAGCCCGAGGCGGTGGCCCACAGCGTCTGCGGATGGTTGGTCGAGCCGGCGAAGAACTTGCGCTGCTCGTGGTAGTTGGCGCAGCCCGGCCACTCGCCTGCGCCGGCCGAGAACGGGTTGCGGTCGCCGGGCGGTGCGTCCGTGGTATCGGCGCGGATCTTGTCGTCCTTGAAGCCGGCCGGACCGTCGCCGGCATTGCCGACGAAACCGTAGATCCCGTTGCGGAACTTGTAGACGTTGTAGGTGCAGGTATCGGCGACGTGGTTCGTGACGTTGGCCCAGTCGATGAAGATGTAGTCGCCGGCGCTGGCGTCCCAGGCGTGCTCTTCCTTGAAGGTGGCGTTGGCCGCGGCCGACGGCAGCGACTCCTCGCCGGTCTTGCCGTTGACCGCGGTGATGACGTAGCTCCAGGGCTGCGCGCCGCTGACCGAGCTCGGATGCGCGACCGCGCCCCCGGGGGGAACCTGCTCAGCCTGGAAGGTGATCGCATCGAGCGACCAGCTCGCGTGACCGGTGCGCGTCAGGTCGCGCGGCGCGTAGCCCGGATGCGTGAGCGTCATGGTGTCGGCCGACTGGGTGAATTTCAGCAGCGGCAGATCGGCGGCGGCGTACGGCGTCGCCAGCGTATAGATGCGCTCGGCCGTGCCGCCCGAGGTGTAGGCGCCATAGCCCGTGGTGTTTATGCCGGCGAGCTGGAAGGTGTTGGTGGTGACGCCGGCGATCGTGAAGAAGCGGCCGTTGGCTTCGCTCATCCCGCCGATGCCGCTCAGGTAGACGACATCGCCATTCGACCAGCCATGGTTGGTGATCGTCACCACGCCCGGGTTGGCCTGCGTGATGGCGGTGACGAGGCAATCGCGTGTCGCGGTGCCGCCCGAGACGTAGGCGCCGTAGGCCAGCGTGTTGATCCCCGACAGCTGGAAGTCGTCAGCTGTCGCGCCGGTGACCGTGGCCAGCACGCCATTGAGCTCGGTCATGCCGACGATGCCGTTCAGCAGCACGACGGCGCCGTTGGGCCAGCCATGGGCCTTGCACGTCACCTTGCCGGGATTGGCCTGCGAGATAGCGGTGATGGCCTTGGTTCGATCGGTGACGAAGCCGCCATCCTTGATCACGCGCATCTTCTGCTCGCCGAACAGCAGCGCGTAGGCCTGCACGGTGTTGAACTGGAACGGGATCAGCCGCTCGCGCGTGGCCGCGGCGATGTTGGGTCCGACCCACAAGGTGCCGGGCCGGTTCTGCACGCCGCCCTGCGCCATGATCATCCAGTTCAGGCAAGTGGCGAGGCCGACGTGGTACTTGTTGAGGTCGACGCGCGCGTGCAGCGCCGGGGCGAGCTCGCCCGCGGCGAACGAGGGCTGGATCAGCGGCTGGGCCATCGTGTGTGCTCGCCTCAGTCGGTGTAGCCGCGCACCGACAGGAAGTCGGGCACTTGCTGGTCGGTGGTGGTGATGCCTTCGTTGGCGTCGAAGGCTTCGGCGACCTTCAAGGGCGCGCGCCTTGCCATCAGCTCGGCGATCGAGTCCTTGGTGGTGATCGGCAGCGCGATGGCTTCGGCCAGGCGCCACGACAGCGCCTTGGTGAAGCCGGCGCTGAACAGCGCGCTGTTCTCGATGATGCGGGTGTAGACGCCTTCGGCTTCCGCCTGGTTGGTGAAGATCGCCACCGCGTCGTTGCCGCCGACATCGGCGATGCCGCCCTGCGCCCAGTCGGCCGGCGCGCCGGTGGGACGCGGGCCCAGCCAGATGCCGCGGAAGCGCGCGCATTTGTTGGGCAGGCTGTAGACGAAGCTCCAGCCGGTCGGCGGGCTCTCGCTGCGCAGCGCCAAGGTCTCGACTCTGCGTGCAAAGTTCCAGTCGAAGTCGCGCAGCAGCGTGTCGCGACAATCGGCGTAATGCGCGTTGCAGATGCGCGCCTCGGTGCTGGCCTCGTCGAGCGCGGCGATGCTCGCCTTGGTACCCAGCCGCGACAGCGCGAGGTTGCAGATGGCGACGACGCTGGCCATGGGCTACCTCCGCGACCAGTCGAAGCCTTTGGTGACGAGATAGTTGCCGGCGACAGAGCTCGCCGACGCCCATTCGATTTGCGCGCTGGTGTTTGTCGTCTCGCTCCATTGCCCGCTGATATTGGTAGCCGTGCCGGTTGCGCCGACCGTGCTGCCGGGTGACGTCGTCATGCTCGGCGTCCCGTCCGACATGCCCGGCTGGCGGACATTCGCGGTGAAGCCGCCGGTGTTCGCCATGACGTTGCCAAACGCGTTGACAGCCAGGCCGACCGGAACGGAGATGGTCAAGGTCGCATAGGTCGTCGTCAGCGAGACGTTGCTGCCGTCCAGGACCGGCGTCTTCCAGCGATAGCGCAGGCCGCCGCCCGGCAGTTCCACTGTGCTGAACGCCACGATCGCGCCACCGCTGCGCTTGAACCAGCCGATCAGGCGCTTGAGCGTGTAGCCGCCGGGCATCGTCGGCGCCGTCGGCGACAGTGAGAACAGGATGCCGGTCGCGCGGGTCGTCGGATTCTTGATCGCCCAGATGTAGTAAGCGTTGTTACCCACGACGCCGGTGTCGAGCGCGCCCGAGGGCGTGGCACCGGCGTCGGCCGCCCAGGCGACGTCGCTCTGCTTGGTGACTGATGCGATCTCGATCCAGTCGGTGTTGCTGGCGTCCATGCAGCCGCCGGCGGTGATGTCGAGGTCGTTGGTCGCGTCGGCGCCGTTGCTGCTGTAGACGAGGCCGGCGATCTCGCCGCGCATCATCGTCAGGGAGACGGCGGCGGGGTTGTAGAGCGGCATGGGCGTCAGCTCCACTCGGTGACGCGCGCGGCGCCCGAGGCGTCGGCCGCCCATACGCCCTTGATCGCGCCGGTGTAGCTGGCGGGCACTTCGTAATAGGCGTCGGCGAGCAGCTTGGCGGTGCAGTTGGTGGCGCTCGCCGTGCCCGACGCGAGCAGCAGGTAGAGCACCTGCGTGCTGTCGTTCCAGATCGCCGCGCCGCGACGGGCGGCGTTGGCGGCGAGGATGGTGCTGTCGACGTTGGTGTCGTTGACGTTGGACTGGGTGCCGGTGCTGGCGCCGAGCGTGCCGGCTTTCACCGGCAACGGGTTGCTGTCGCTGACCTTGCGGTCGTCATAGGTCTCGATCTGCATCGGGGATGCCACTCCGCCAGCAGGTCTCGGCACCCCGCCGGTACGCCACTACGCGACAGACGCCTGCCGGGGCGCCGTGCGAACACATGGCGGGGAAAATACAGGCGCAGAGTCGGACAGCCTATTTCTGCGCTAACTGCGGGAAGAGGCGCGGGGGGCCGCGCGTCACTTGCGCAGGAATATCCAATCGGCGCTATTAGCCTCAATCCATGCAAGCAATATCGGTATGGCTGGCAGCCAGGGACGGTCGAGGTGGACAGATGATCCGGGGAATCCTCGTTGGCGCGGTTCTGGCCGGGCTTGCCCAACCAGTGTGGTCGCAAGTGGCCTCTCCGGGGCAGCCTGAATGGATCGCCGATCCCCGTTCGGGCTGCCGTATCTGGAATGCAGTACAGCAGGTTGGCGATTCCATCACATGGTCGGGCGACTGCGCGAACGGACTTGCGCAGGGCCATGGCATCCTGCAATGGCTCGAAAGCGGAAAGCCATTCAGTCGCTACGAGGGCGACTTCAAGGACGGGAAGATGAATGGCCGAGGTGTGTTCGTCCAACCGGACGGGACTGGCTACGACGGACAGTCAGCGCCGGTCGCGCACATGGGCAGGGAACATACCGGTATCCGAACGGCACAACGATCAGCGGCAATTGGGTCAATGGTTGCATGCGCCAGGGTGAACACTGGGCGGCAGTCGGTACCACCGGGCGGGATTGCGGCTTCCCAGGAGCCAAGTAGAAGTTTCCTGCATGCTCTGACGGTCAGCGAACGAGGCGGCGTCCGGAGGCACGCGCTCGCTATCGGGCCACTGCGGCCTGATGTACCTGCCGGCCCTTCAAATGCTGATCCTGCTTTAGGGGACGTCGATCTTCAGCACGTCCGACTACCGGAGCCCGATTCATTGGGCATCGTCCGAGGCATTTATACCAATCTTACCTAAGCTTACCCAGATTTAGGTAACTTCGGCATAAGCCCATAGGCGGCGTCACAGCCGGGAGGCGTCACTTAGCTCGCCGGCTTGCGACGCCGCACAGGCCGAGCCGGCGCCGACACCGCTGCAGACGGAATCGCGATCGCCCCGAACGGATCGCCCTCGCCCGCGATCAGCATCAGGCGGCGGCGGGTGAGTTCGGCTTCGGGGGCGCGTTTGGCGGCGAGGTAGGTGGCCTTGCGCTGGGCGCCGAGCGAGTCGGTGGGCTCGAGGGCGCTGCCGGGGTGGCCGTCGTAGTCGACGAAGACCGGCGGCTCGCCGTCGCGCACCATGATCACCTCGCCGTTGAGGTAGGACGTCGCCAGCAGGCGGTAGCGCGCCGGGGTCGGGTATTGCGCGCGCGGGGCGTCTTGGTCGGCCATGATGAATCCCTAAGGGTTGGCCTCACCCTGAGGAGCGCCCGCAGGGCGCGTCTCGAAGGGTGGGCAACACACGCTGGGTCTGTTGCCCATGCTTCGAGACGGCCGCTTGCGCGGCCTCCTCAGCATGAGGTTGGGGTTAGAAGCCCGAGGTGTTCAGGCCGCTGGCGTAGTTGGCCTGGGCGTGGCGGTTGAGGATGACGCCGGCGGAGAAGCTGCCCGACGTGAGGTCGGCGGTGCCGATGGTGTAGAAGGCGCGCAGGTAGCGCTGCACGCCCGTGGGCACCTTCACGCGCAACAGCTCGGTGCCGGCCACGACCGACGCCTTGGCGATCGCCGCGGACTGCGCCAGCGTCACCGACGTGGCGAAGCTCGACTGCGTGTCGGTCTGCAGCGCCACCTGCACGGTGGACGAGCCGCCCGACAGCGCCGGCGAGGTGCAGATGCACTCGAACTCCAGCTCCTCGCCGACGCCGATGTCGCGCGAGACGCCGAGGTCGATGTAGTCGGTGGAGGCCTGGGTGTTGGTGACCGCCTGAAAGTCCGACACCTTGGTGAGTTTGTCGAAGATCATGGACTGTTTTCTCCAGAAGGGTTGGCGATGATGCGCGCGCGTCCGATCAGGTCACGCGCGTCTCGGTGTTGAGGATCGCGTCGCAGGTCTTCAGCGGAATGCCGCGGAAGGACGTGCGCGGCTTGCCGTCGATCTCGTCGATCTTCAGCGCCAACGAGGTCTTGCTCAGCGCCTGGATGTCGAACCAGGTGCGGATGGCGCGGTTCATGTAGAACGCCGGCCGGCCCATCGACAGGTTGGGCACCTTGTTGATCGCCCGGATCATGTAGTTGATCAGGTTGATCGGCGTGGCACCCGCGAGGTCGCTGAGATCGACGTTGGCGATGCGCACGACGTAGCGCCAGTCGCGCAGGCTCAAGCCGCAATCCCACTTGTAGTGCGTGCGGAAGCCCTGGAACTGGTTGCTGCTGGCGTCGAGCAGGGTCTGCTCGCCGAGATCCTGGTGCTGCAGGCCGGCCTTGCTGCCCTTGGGGAAGATCCCGTGGCAGGTCATGTCGCCCCACACCACGAGATAGATCGAGGTGTTGTCCGAGCCACTGCCCGTGGCGTCGATGATGTTGGTGGCGTTGCCGGCCGACAGCGAGCTGTAGCGCGGCGCGAAGCCGGTGATGCGCTCGGGGTTGCTGCCCTGGTCGCTGTAGAACAGCGCCGTGGCGAGCTGCTGGTTCATGCCCTCGA